CTGCTCAGGAATACCTCTAGCTCAAATTCTTTTTCACAACGAGAGCAGTTGTAACGATACCCGGGGTACATCTCATTGTTCCAGTCGAGTTCCACGGTATAACCAGTCCCTTATTGTGTCGATGGGTATTTCAAAACGGGCTGCGATCCAGGCTACTGAGCGTTTCTCAACTCTCCGAGCGTAACGCACCGCCTCGACGGTTTCAAAAGAATACTGTTTTTTCATCTCTCTCCTCCAGCAACTTCCCGGGGTCCCTTGTTTCCAGCCACACCAAGAGGCTGACGTTTAAGGCCATTACAGCCACGATAAGCAGAGTAATGCACATGGGCGTAACCTTAGCACATTTTTAGTTGCCATTCCACATTACATATGGGACAATCGTGCTATCACAGTTGGAGGCAAACATGAAACAAGCGCACAATGACGAAACTCCTGAATGGGAGAAAGACCTGACAGACGTTTGCATGGATACGTTCAGCCCACCCGAGGAAGATCCAGACGCGGGTGACCAAGCTTACGACGCGCTGCGCACCCAGCAGCTCATCAATGACACCAATGCTGTGTGCCGGATCTTGCGGGACCATCCCCTCGATACCGAGAAGATGGTCAATCAACTGGTGGACTACGTTGACAGCGTTCGACGCTTTGGCTAAGGTTCCTTTTCTATTCTAGCTAGCTCCTAGAAGGAACGACCCTGATTTGGTATCCTAAGACGCTTCGCAGTGTTTTCCTATACTGAGTCAGGGTTTTTTATGCACCACAACATCAAAATGCTCACCCGCGCCGCCGAGCTTGCCGAAGCGGCCTACAACGACACCATCCCCGGCGCACAGAAATTTGAAAACAAACGTACTTCCACCACCGCTTTCCTGCTCCGCAACCCCCACAAGGGTGAGGACTGGGTGGTGTTCAAAGGCACCGCCGAGAAAAAAGACTGGGCCTTCAACCTCCTCTTCTTTTTTATCCCGGTCAAAAAAGCGTGGATACATCTGGGTTTCTATCTTGCCCAACAAGGTGTCTGGAAGAACATCCGTGAACAACTGAACCCTGCCAACAAAACAATTTTCGTCGGCCACTCACTCGGGGGTGCGTGTGCCGAAGTCTCAGCCCACCTGTGCCGGGAGTTCAGCGATCTGCACCTCTATGCTTTTGGGAAGCCCAACACCTTCTCGAAATTTAAAGAATGCCGCATGGATCACTTGCAATCCTTTTATTCCTGCGTACACGGCAGTGACGTGGTTGCCAGGATACCTCGGGTAGGCTACCGCCCCTCCAGCGGGAAAAACCTGAGACAACTCTGGTTTTCAAACACCGGAGAAGACTACATCAATCCGCCCAAGGATCTGAAAGTAGCGGACTGGTCGGTAAAAAACAGCGTCGAAGACCACATGATGACGGCCTACCGCCAACGGACCACGGCGTTTTGCAACGAGTGTCTCAAATCAGCCCTCGCCGCCAACGGCACCGAGATGAAAGCAGCGGTTGACCGCCGCCGTAAACGCAAGAAACGGAGGAAGAAAAAACATGGCTAAAAAGTGGATACAGAAGGCTATCAAAAATCCCGGTGCGCTCCGGAAAAAGCTGGGGGTCAAAGGCAACAAGACCATTTCTGCCAAAAAGCTGAACAAGGCAGCAAAATCCAAAAACCCCACCACCCGGCGACAGGCCAATCTGGCGAAGACGCTTAAAACATTTCGCCGCAAAAAATAGGGTATAGCTTTCCACATAGGGTATGCTACCATGGTGTGTGGCTCATATTTTGAGCTACCTAGATGTTTCACGTGGTCCAAAGGAGGCTGAAGAATGAAACAACTATTCACCCACGAAGGCAAAGACGCCATCACAGCGTCCGCCCTGGTTAAACTTACCACACCCTCCGGCGACGTCGGACCACGCATATACCGCGTCATCCTAGACGGCAAAGACGCCGAAGAAATCAATCAGAAGATTGCCGATTACGTCGAAAGCCTGAAACCCCACTACCTCAACCTGCACAAGGTGGAACCCTCCATCGAATGGGAAATCCTCTGCGAAGGCCAATGTATCGGGATCGGTTGCATAAAACCTACTATATAGCTGTGGCTGGAGAAATATTTTTTTTTATTTTTGAAAAAAATAGCCGTAACCGGCGTAACGCCGTAACCAATGGCCCGGGGGCCACGAACCAAGGGGCTTTCGGCGGTTACGGCAAGGTTACACGGTTATGTTTTAGTAACTAGACAAGCTTAATATCGATATTCCGTTTATGCGTTTTGAAATCGTTTTTTATTTTTTTTTATTTCTCTGGCTACAGCTATATAGGGATATTTTGACAATGGGCCTCTGCCCACATAAACTCTGGCAATGGATAACAGCAAAGCCTTGTGCGCTCGACCAAAGAAGATCAGCAGGCGTGTCCCTCTGGAGCATAAAAAACTAACGAGAAAGCAGGAGCTTTTTGTAAAAGAGCTTGTGTCGAAGGATGGTCAGATAACTAAACGGGATGCGGCCATTAACGCTGGATACCCAGCCGGTTCAGCTCATAGCCGGGCCAGTGAACTGACTAATCCTGTTAGGTCGCCCCATGTGGTTAAAGCTATTCGACTGTATCGGGCGGAATTGGATGCCCGGTTTGCCGTGGATTATAAGCGACATATCCGTAAGCTTGCAGAGCTTGGCGAGAAAGCAGAAGAAGCAGGGAACTGGCAAGCGGCGATAGCTGCCGAGAAATTCAGAGGTCAGGCTGAAGGCAATATTTATATCAGTAAGTCTGAAGTACGCCATGGCAGCATAGACTCGATGTCTCGGGATGAAGTGTTGAAAGCATTGCAGGAGTTGAAAGAAGCTTATGGTGCAAACCATTCCGTGGGAGTTAAGCCAGAAGAAGCAGAGGAAGAAGCCTCAGAGCGAGAGCAAAGTCTGGATTCAGTTCAAAACAGCGGTGAAGAAGTTGCAACCGAACTGGAAACTCACGCGGCTTGAGACATGGAGCTTGCCAGGTGTTCCTGATGTCCTGATCCTAGACCAGAAAGCCACCTTCCAGTTAGTCGAATTAAAGTACACTCGTACAAATGCTGTTCGTGTTAGCCCCCACCAAGTTAGTTTCCTGTCGTCTCATTCCGAGGGCTTAGTTTGGCTGCTCGTTAAAAGAGATCCGATTAGTGCGCCAGCCCAGTATTATTTGTATCGTGGTGACGCCGTTATGGACGTCGCAATGGAAGGTTTAATGGTTGAACCTTACTTCCTTGGAGACTCAATAGATTCGGTTATTGAGTTGATTGCAACACACTGATAAAGTATACTTTGTGTGGTAACCAAGAGGGAAGCTTATGTTTTTTTTACTGAGGTGGTTGGAGAATTTGCATAAACCGGAATCTCCAGCAGATATGATAAAGCGACTGCAACGGCGGATCGCAAAGAATGAAAGAAAAAGCAAGAATGAAAGAAAAAGCAAGAAAAAAAGCGAAAGAGATGGATAAGAATAAAAATCAAGGGGCTTTTTGCCCCTTTTTTTGGTTGATTCTCCACATGAATATCGCTTATAATGAAGTGGTGTTAAATTAATTTAGGAGCTAGAAGATGAGTAATTTTCTAAATTTTTATGAGTGCTACAAGTGTCAACACAAGTGGCAAGATGTGTATAAGTGTGCAGCGGGGGATATGTGTCCGGAGTGCGGTGCAAAGTCTTGTGAGCCGTATCGCAGTGATGAACTTATAGACGAAAGGGGTTGTCCTTATATTAAGGAAGACACTCAAGGATGGGGTGATAGCAACGTAGCTACCAAATATGTCTATGGCCGAATTGAGGATGCTCTTAATAGTAAGGACTTGGATGAGATGTCTCAGGAGCTATCTAATTTGTACTCGGAGCTAGCACACAACTATAAGGTAGATACAGGAAAGTTAATTGGAGCAGACGATGCCGAAGAGTTTTATTACTCTGAAGCCACAAATTCTGAAAAATAGGAGCTATGTATGCAAACCGCAATTAATTTAGACGCGATAGAAATAGCAGTGAAAGCTAATAATCTGGTGAATTTCAATCCTGGGGTTATCGGGGTGCTTGATCTCACCAGAACCATGCTGGATAAATCCATAATCGACGCAAATGAAAGTATCCGTCGATTGGCTCAACTCTTCCACGTTGATTATGACGAATTAAAAGCAGGTGAAAGACGTAAGATACCTGCTCTCTTTTCGACGGGAACCGAAAGTACAGTTACTTTCTACCGAACAGCCCGGGGGGATCGCCGCATCTCCATTCAAAAAATCAATAAAGAAGCCAGCGCGGGAAATACCCTGAATTTGACGTATGCCCATTCAGCAGATGGCACTCTCATTCTCGTGGTTAAAGTGGGGGAGCTAGAAGATGAGTAAGAATGTTCAGGAACAATTGCAAGTGGTTGAAGCCTTTATTGTGGACGGCAATTTGGAAGGTGCGGAAGAAGAGATGGTGGTAGCTATCGAGGAAATAGCAAGGGTAGGTTTAACTATGGTGTTTGACGATATAGGCGTAGAACTAGATATGAGTGATGAAGAATTGCTTAAAATTCGTGATTATTTGGAAACGAAATTAAATGGAGAACGATGATGAAAGTATTTATTGAATTGGAGTTTGAAGAAATGCCAAGGCAAGCAGAGCATACCTTAGTCCTGATCAGTCGATACACTGGCGGCTCGGTCTGGTAGAAACAGAACTTTTATAAATTTCTATGAAATCCGCATAATATATGCGATAATACGGGTGGGGCAATTCGGCCCTATATGGAGCTAGTTATGCATACAATAGAAAATGAAGATAGAAGCTTGACGCGCTTTATCCAGACGATTCAGGAGCAGGAATCCAGAAAGCAGGATTATCTGGCGAACACAACGCAGTTGCAATTCCGCACTATTTCCGAGAATGATTCGGAGCCTACCAGCCAGTTAGTAATGGAAGCCAGCGGTGGTTTGCCCACTACTATACTGGATTGCAATAAAGTAGCGCGGGATCAGATTGCATCGAAGGCCGGTATTGACGTTAGGACTTTCGAGCGTTTCCGTACCCATTACCCGCAGCAGTTTGACCCGCTCATTAATGAAGTATTCCAGCGCGAACCTGCGCAGCGGATGATTCGTACTTACATGGATAAAATCCCGTCGAAGCGGGGTAAAGAGTGCAGTGAAAATAGAGGTACAGCCCGGGCGGTGTTATCCGATAAGTTTAAAACTTTTGATAACACCCACTTAGTTAATGCCGCGCTTCCGCAGTTACTGGATTCTGATGCGCAGTGGAAAATCGTTAATGCAGATGTTACAGACATGCGAATGTACCTGCGTTTGAAGTCAGAAGTAATCACCGGAGAGGGAGCGGGGGTTGGTGATCTGATGGCACTGGGACTCGGACTTTCTAATAGTGAAGTAGGCCATGGCAGCGTGTCTGTATTTCAAATGTTCTGGACTCTTATCTGTTTGAATGGAATGCAAACCGGGAACAACCATCGCAGCACCCATATTACCAGTGCTAGGGCAGAGACTGATACTTGGGGTTTGCTAACTGATGAGGCGAAGGATGCCGACAACTACGCGCTGGAATTGAAAGTGCGGGATTTGGTAGCGGGATTTTCCAGCCGTAACGCTTTCGATGAAGTGATTGAGAAAATGCGCCTAGCCGGTGAAGATACAATTGAAGGATCACCCAACCAAGCTGTTGAAGCACTGGGTAAAGTGTTGCAACTCACCAAGAAAGATACCGGCAACGTGCTGGATGGTTTGTTAGCCACTATTGGTCAGGCTGGTTATGCTGGCAAACCTGTCAGCCGCGCCACCATGGTCAATGCAGTAACAGCGGTGGCGAATACTGCGCAGCCTGATGATGTAGACGATTGGCAAAAGTTAGGCGGTAGAGTATTAGAATTGCCGAAGTCAGATTGGCAGCGGGTAGCATTAGCTGCTTAGTTGATTGATTGAGCATTTAACCCCGCTCCGGCGGGGT